CAAAACTCGACTTCCGCGACCTTAATTCAGAAACTTCCAGTCGAGTTAACATCGGCATTTAAGACGCTCCGAAGACACGCATCATCTAGTCACTAGCAAAGGCCGTCGATATGAGTGGGGCACGGCGACGTCTTGACGCTAGTTCGCTAAGGCGAACCAGCGCCGCTGGAGACGCAAGAGGGCGGTGCTGAGTCGCTAGGCAAAAAAGGCACGCCTTTGTTTGCTGCCTCAAGAGCCGCGCCCTCGCGCTCGGTATCTCGATGATCGCTTCGCGCTAATCGCTCTCATGATCAGATTCGCGCCACCTTCCCGGTGTCACTAGAATCTGGAAGGCTCTTCGCTTGGACGCGCGCTGCCCTATGTCCGGTGGGGTGTACCAAATTCGCGCCACACCCCCAAGGCCGGGTATGTCACTAAAATTTGCCCGCTGGCGGCCGCAAGCGGCCTGGCTTTCAAGGGAAAGTATGTTTTTCCCCACACCGTTCTTAGAATACAGAAGTTTCGCCGCCCTCGCGCGGCATGTCCTCGACGACGACCGCACTTGGCCGACGCCGGAGGAAATCCGAGAGATAGCAAGCATCTCCGGGATGACGCCGGTTCAAGTCGCGCACCAGCTCAAACAAACCGAAACATGGTCAAGCGAGACCTATCTAATGCTAAAACTCACGCCACCGACGCACCGAGCCCATGAAAAGTCCGTTCGTGGATTCCGCCGCGGCAGTCATGACCTCAACACCGTTGCCCCGCATTTCAACCCGACGAGGACCGAAGGCGAAAGCATAGGCCTCGCCGAGGCATATTCCACCGACGAAGAGGCGAAATAATGATGGACGACGAAACCGCGCGCGCTTTTGCCATGCTGGTGGGCATGGAGGCAGAGCTTGAAAACGCCAAGAAAGAGGCGGAGCTATGGGAGGCCCGAGCCCGCCGTGCTTGGCACTGCGTCGCTTCGGACGCTGAGGACCTCGTCCGACTGGCGCAGCAGGCCCAGGCGAGAAAAGATGACATCTGGGAGCTTGAGGCGGACCTTGTCGGTGTCAAAGAAGACTTGGAAGCCTCGCGCCTACTCGTAAAACAACTCAATCATCACATCGCTCAAATCCGCAGCGATGAGAGCAGCGAAACAGCGGATAAGGAATGAACAGAATGAGCACAATGAAAGAACAACTAAAAGAACTAGCAGCATTCAAAGCAGAGCAGAAAGCCCAAAAGGCCCGAGGCCAAGCCCAGGCGCTTGCGCTGTCGGCAATCCGCATCGCCGGAGCTGAAGAGCCCGACATCTCCGAGAGCATCGGATGGACGACGGAAAGCGCACGCGAAGCACTGAAGGCGTTGCCGGAAGTGACCTTGACCGGTTACGTCGGCACTAGCCGAGCTTCATCCAGTCGGGCAGGTAAGCCCATCGTCAATCTCAATATTGCCGTGCGCAACGAGAGCAGCGACGAAGCGAAGAACGACGCGACTTGGGTCACGGCTGAGTGCTGGGGCTTCACTGAAGACGCCGCGACGAAGGCCGGAATCTTTCGAGGAGACGAGCGAGATGCTGACGGGAAGTTCATTCAGGCTTCGCCGTATGTTCGAGTGGTGGGCAAGTTGGACCTTGGTAAGGCTTGGTTTCATCGCGAGTCGGGCGAGAGAATGCAGCGCATTGTGCTCAAGACTTCGGCAGTGGGGGCAGCGACTCCACCGAACGAGGCCCAGTCTGGGGTTGATTGCGCACTGATACACGAAGAGACCGCCGCAGCGGAATAGATCAGCCGCAGCAGGCTAGCCGCCCTCGTCATCGCGACGGGGGCGGCATTTTCGCGTCGCATGACACTGGCGTCAGGCTTGCGCCTAACACCCGGCCTTACTCGAGCTGCGCTCTCGATCTGCTCGCTTTGCTCGCGGGGATAGTGACAACACTTCGTATCGTCCCAGTCTGCGTGTCGTCCTTGCGTCCGCCACCACTTCGTTCGCTCTTTGTGCTAGGGAGTAACTCACAGGGTTACCGAGCTACGCCGGGTTAACGTGGGGCTTGTGATCACGTGGGGTTAGGTGCTATGTGCTATACTTGGACGGACGGCTGGCAGAACGCCCGTGCTTCTACTTGTAGACAGAGATGAGAAGCACCATCCTAACACCGACATGGGAAAGCGCAGAATGACAGTCAGCGAACGAGAGCAGCGCAGAAAGCTAAGGAAATTGATGAAGATGGTAGACTTCGTCCCTGCCCACAAAAAAGCCTTAGCTACCGCACTCGTCCAGTTGGCTTCGAGATCAGAAGGTGCTGAAGAGAGGAAGACGTTAGAGCGCCTAGACCGGTTGACTGATGCAGCCAATGAGGGACGACAAGTAGCAGCAAGGCCGGACCTTGAGCAGCATCTCCGAGACATTGATAGTGGAGCAGTAGTCGACAGCGGCGTCGGGGAGGCACTGTCAGACAAGTCAAACTCGCAGCGTCGCACAAGAGGCGATTCTAAGTACCCCAGTACCCCCGGGGGACATCCCGCAGATATAGGAATGCCACATTCCAAATATATATATACCCCCACGCACCAACAATTCAGCGATGGAAGGTTACCTTGTAAGCCCAACATATGGCGCACTGCGACAAAACTAGCAGAGCAGATCTTTGCCCAATACAGGGAATATAAGCCTGCCGGATTAGCAGATCGCTTTGAGTGGGACTCCTTGAGTGGTTCCGAAAGAAAAACCTGGATTAAAGCTATGAAGGGTATTTGGCAGTCTTTGGATGATGTGTGGCCGAAAGAGTTGCCGGTGAGACCCCCGGTAGTGCCCCCCGGGTATCTGGTTTGCCCTGCCTGCGATGGAACCACGAGTGTTCCTCGGAGTTTGAAAGTTGCCTTGGAGTGGTTTCTTGCTCGTCGGGCTAAGAAGACGAAGTTAGATGGTCGTTATCGTATTGAGCCTCATGACTGGGGTTACGACGAGATCTCTGCGGTTGAGTTGTGTTCTCACTACAAAGAGAAGCGTGGTGCTTTGGTTGAGGTTATCTTGGAGTCTGGTGGTCCTCAGTTGTACCAGAATCAAGCGCCGACCAGACTGCATCCTATGTCGGTGGATATAAGGCGTTTCCCTAGTGCATTACAAATGCATCGTGGTGCTTTGGAGGTTAGGGAGAAGGAGAAGAATCTGTCGGCTTCTCACCGGACGGAGCTTCGGAGGCTTAAGCGGGAGCGTATGATTAAGGGTCCTTTGCTTGTTCGTGGCGAGGATGGGCGATGGTCTTGTGATTGGCGTGGTCTTGGGGTTGGATGTAGGGTTGTTCATAATAGCTCGGGTTTGAGTTCTGAGTGTGATCGCTTTTCTAATTTTAAGCAGAACATGAGCAAGGCAGAGCTAGATCTGGAAAAAGAAGTTGAGAAGTGGTTCGAGGCGAAGCCTCAAGAAGCGATCTCTTCTTTGGGCTCTGATACTGAGAAGAGAAACGGCGCAGTCTTGAGTACGTAGACAATCCAGTCTTCTGGGATTGGTTCTCCGATGGGCTCTTTGCAGTTGGGGCAGTTGATATCCCCGAGATAAAGAAGGCCGCATTCGAGGCATGAGCGAAACTCTTTTTCTTCTATTTGCGTCAAAGTGGTCAGACCATACATGAAGGTGCTATGTTCTGACCATGATGTATCATATTTGTGGTCACGACGCTCGAGCGGAGGAGTGTGATGATTGTTATGATGACGCTCGTGCTGCGAGTGAGTTGTCGGATGGATACTATGTTCCTTCGGTGGCAAAGAGTTGTTTTGAGCACCCTCATTGTCGTTTAGATGCTAATTCGGATTGCAAAGACTGTATGAGTCGGCAAGAACAGTTATGGAGATGACAGATGCAAGATCCTACTAATATGCCTCCTATGGGTGGTGGTGTTCCTGATTTCGCGAATATGCCTCCTGAGTTGCAGCAGGCTTTGATGGAAATGATTATGCAGATCATGGAGAGTGGGCAGCTTCCTCCCGAGCTCGCCCAGATCGCAAGTCAGATGCCTCAAGGCGGACCACAAGATATGGGGCCTCCTCAGCAGATGGGCCCTCCTGGTGGTATGCCTATGCCTCCGATGGGTGGAATGCCTGGTGGTCCTCCACAAGGGATGCCGCAGGGGATGCCGATGCCTGGTCCTGGGGTGGGGATGGAGCAGGGCGGTCCAGTAAGTTCGGAATCGATGGAAGACATTCACGATAGAATTGCGGAGTTGAAGCAAAAGCTGAAGAAGAAGGAGCAAGAGATCAAAGAGAAGTATGCGCCAAAGAAACCGGGGTCTCAGGAGGGACCTCCCCGCCACCCTTTACTCCTGGCGGAGGGCGGTAACGTACCTCCTGTTCCTCCTCCTTGGTGGACTGGGACCGCTGAGGAGTGGACGAGTTTCACCCAAAACGCTCCTAATAAGTGGCCGGAGCACCCTTATGGTTGGCCGAAGTCTCCTCGTAGCGGAGGACTTGGTCCTCAAGCTGAAGGTGTTCTTGAGGGCGGGAAGTCTTGGTATCCTAAGTCTGTTCCAGAGAAATCTCGTCCCCGTGGAGTTAGTGAAGCAGGGTTTGAGTGGCCTCCTTCTTGGTACGGTGGAACACCTGAGGAGTGGAATAGCTATTCAGACGACCAAAGAGGAAAAGCAAGGTACTATAACGATCCAGAGGAAATACAAAGCCGACGCAGTTACGCCGACAAACACCGTCTCGGGACAGGAGTAACTGAAGCAGAGCCCATGTGGAGCAAAGCTGGCTCATATCAAGGGCGACTGCTTAAAGAGGACGTTGCGCCAATGAAGACTCCGTCTATGGCTGGTCCAGATCTTTCTTTGTCAGATAAATCCCTCTTGAACCTAGGCGAAGAAGGGGACTGGAAGAGCGTGGGCAAAGAGCCTTCTCCAGGGGAATGGATGAAAGCTCGCGGGTATGACTCAAGTTGGGATGTGCCTCAGTCGTGGGGCACAGGCTCTAAAGGAGCTGCGCCGCCGCTCGAAGAAGCGATGTTTGGCAAAGGCGCAGTGCCCTCGCCCGATTTTGCTGACAGCGTATCTAGAGGAGGTTATGCCGAACAACCGCAAGCGTACAACCCGTATCTGGATAAGCCAATAGATCCTTATCCGGGATCTATGGCTGCTCCGGATGTAGATCCTTTGTCACCAGAAGTTCGGTATGGAGGTCGTGATCTTGTGTCATCTATACCGGACTGGGACTTTAACGTAAGTCCAGAAGCCTGGTATGACACACTGGATGCAGTTGCCTCTCCGCAAGCAAGGGCTTATACAAAAATTCTGCCTTATGCGAAAGCAGCAGGCAGAGTATTAGGGCACCCAGCTACAGGAGCACTCGGCTCTGCGCTTGGCCCAGCGCTTTCTTATCTGCCGGTTGCGGAGCAATATTCAGCAGACCCCGAGGCTCCGACTTATACCGATCTGCGTCGTGGGGGGCTTATGACGAAAGACTTTTCCGGGAGCTTGTCTAGCGCAATCAAGAGAGCAGGCGTAGGGCGAGCTATGGAGCTTAGGCCAGAGTTATTCGAAGCTCCGCATATGGGGCCACCGAAGCCTGAACTTCTGTATGACGAAGCGGGGTTTGTGACAGGGAAGGCTCCTGGGCGATTCGACGAAGTCTATCCTGGCTCTGAAAGAGTTACTTATGGGGCTACAATGGGTCCAGGGAGCAGTGATGAAGGTTTCTTGGCTCCTCCTCTTGATCGTTTCTCACATCCCTCGAAACGATGGCGTCCGGAAAGAAAAGTAATGCCAGAGCTTCTTAGTGACCCGTTTCAGTATTATGCCGACATGCCTTATAAAGACTGGTTGGAAAAGACGGGGTTCGGTTCTGTGGTTGAAAGAGGAAAAGCATACTCGCCAAGTCCTCTTGAGTTTTGGAATCCTCCTCTGTATTTCCCGGAATCAAAGGAAGACTTAGCAGCAAACTGGCCGCACGGGAGGGGTCCTTTGCCTGAGCATCTCAAGCCATGAGTCGAAGGCCTCCTAGACGTAGCCAGGGCGGACTGACAGAGGAGCAAGTAAGTCAGCTTAGGGCTTTTAAGTTAGATGACAGATCTGCGATAGAGACTCTTTTGCGCATAGAGGACCGCGATCACGCGGGTCAAATGATTCCTTTCAAATTGAATTTTGCACAGTCTCGTCTTCATGCGATGTGGGAAAAGATCAGAGCTTTAAACATTATTCAGTCTACAAAGAACAGAAAAGTCATACTGGATATTGTTGGGTTCGAAGAGGGGGCGAGTCTCAGAGATCTGATTGATGCGATTGTAGACAAGGGCATCTCCAGTGTGTTTTTAGAGGCAAGGAAGAGCAGTGCTCAGGTGAGTGACGGTCCTGTTCGCATCATCATAGGCAAGCCTCGCCAGGTTGGTATTTCAACTTATGTGCAGGGCCGTTTTTTTATTAAGTCTATGTTTAGCCCAAACTTTTCGACGAACGTAACCGCCCACAAGGAGAGTGCGGCTCAGAACGTATTACGTAAGTCGAAGCTATGTTATGACTATTGGCCTAGTGAGTATAGAGGGATCAGGACTGACGCGGACAGCAACAGCCGTGATGGAATGCAGTTTGCGCATAACTCTCGATTCGTTGCTCAAACTTCCGGAGGCCGTAACGCCGCGCGGTCCTATACGTTTTCTGCTGTGCATTTATCTGAGTCTGCGCACTATGAGGATTACTCAGCAGTCGCGGCGCTCTTACAGGCGGTTCCTAAGTGGGGAACAGTCATCGACGAGTCCACGGGGAACGGAAGATCTGGTCCTTTTTACGAAAAGTGGCAAACAGCTCTAACGTTTGACAGCGTAATTGACAGTCTTGAGGCTGAAAACGCGCAAGCATTAGGGAGCTGGAACAGATACTTCAAGTTTTTCATCCCCTGGTTTATGGATGAAGAATATGCGCTAGACGTTGGTAAGTTTGAGCAGGATTACATCATGCAGACGCTCTCTAGCGTTGAGCTCGCTTTGATTTCTTCGCATGGGAAGGAGATAAATCCTCAAAAACTCGCATGGAGGCGGTGGAAACTGTCTAATGACTGCGCTCATGTGCCTGGAATGACGCCGGAGGAATACTTTAAACAGGAATTTCCCAGCGATGAGCATGAAATGTTCCAGGGAACTGGCGCAAGAGCCTTCAATCAGGAGGCTTTAGAGGTCATGAAGAAGAGGCACGCGAAAGAGAAGCCGAGATTGTCTCTTTTGATGAATCAGGACTGGATGCCTTTGAATGCTACGGGCTCGAACGCGAATCTTTTTGTTTGGCGGGAGCCGATTCCGAGTCATCAGTACACGATTGGTATTGATGTTGGCAAAGGCTTGAGAAAGAAGGATTATTCTGTGGTGAGTGTCTTTGATCGTTGCGACGGGACAGTGATCGAGGAAGTCTGTAGATGGCGAGGCCATATTGAGCCACTGCTATTAGGCGATATTGTGACAATGCTGGCGGAATGGTATGTTGGCGCTTTTGTTACCCCGGAGGCGAACGATCAGGGCCAGGTCGTCTGTAGAAGGCTTTTGGACAACCGGTATCCCTTCTTGTTCAGGCGGAGAGTCATGGATAAGGCTTCGGATTCTCAGGTAAACGAGAAGAGCTGGTATATTGGAGTAGTTACGTCGGGTATGAGCAAGCAGCATTTGATTGGCCGTGCTCAGGCTGCGCTTATAAACAAGACGATTGAGCTTGTTCATCCAGCCGCGATACGCGAGTGGATGCTTTATGAGAATCAGAACGGAAAATACAATGCGCCTTCTGGAGAGCACGATGACTGTGTTATGGCTGACGCTCTTGCTCTTTTTGGGCATGAAGTAGGGGCTCCTCCGGTGGGCCGACACAGGGCAGAGCAGGCTGCTGCCGAGGCAAAGTTGAGCGGGAGCGATCTGAGTCTTTGGCGTACAATCCAGAGTGCCTTTCAGGAGACGGATAAAAAGAATAAGCTCCTTTTAGGTAAGGACTGGCTCCCTGAGCGAGATGTGTAGTAGGGTCAGGACATGGAAATCGCTCTATTGATCGTCGCAGTGACCGGAGTTCTGTCCGCTCCTCTAAGTGTTTTCGCTATAGCTAAGTTCAATTTGAAGGCTATGAGTATATTTTTAGATCACCTTGAAGAGATGCATACGGTTGGTGGTCAGCCGATTGATGTCGTTAAGACGAATCTCCATATCGCGAAGCAGAAAGCAGATGTTGACACCAAGAAGACGGAAGCTGAGATCGACCGTTTTGCTAAGAATGGGAAATCAAGCCTTCAGGTACAGCCTGTGTTTGATATATTGAGTGACTAATCATGGGTAAGCGACTGTCTCGAAAAAAAGCGGAGGAGATGCGTGATGAAGCGGTCAACTTCCACAAGGACGCGGTGGAGAAGTTCCATGAGCGTCTGACTTCTTTGACAATAACGACGGCATTTTACCGAGGTAATCAGCATGGAAGACAAGGGTATCGCGGGTTTAGTCCGTACCCTCCTAGCTATCTTGAATCCAACGAGACGTATAACTACATCCGACCTTTTGTTCGGTCTGCTGTTAGCGACATGCTTCGTAATCTCCCTAATCCTGAGGTGGTAGCTGCGCACTCAGATCCTTCTGCGATGGCGAAAGCCCGAGCAGCGACTCAGCTCGCCAATAGCTTTTTGCGCAACGGGGTTATCCGCTTCGACACTCTTTACAATGCATGTCTAGCGGCTCAGATTCATGGCGCAAGTTGGTTTAAGGTAGCCTGGGATCCGTTTGGCGGGAAAGCAAGTCGACAATCAAAGATGGTTCCGGGGAAGAATCTCGAGGACGGGATGCAAGCCGAGCTCGATATTTTCGGTGACGAGGTTTTGGAGCAGGCTTTTGAGGGCGAGGTCAAGGTTGAGCACGTGAATATCGCGGAGATATTGCCCGATCCTACTGCGAAGACAGAGGACGATCTCCGCTATGTGGTTCAACTCAAAGAGTATCCAATAAGCAAGTTAGACGAGATGTTTCCTGATGGGGATTATTTCGGCGAAGAGATCCAATGGGACAAGAATCATCGAACGAACGACGGCGCTCAGGAGGCGCTGAATGTTTCAGATCCTTATGATGAGGGTTCTTGGTCTACTTCGAGCCAGGTCAACGATCAAGCGGAGCTTGTTTATATATATGAAAAGCCTACGGTGAAGTATTCACGGGGTCGTCAGATGATTCTTCATGCTGACACGCTTCTTCATGTGGACCGCTTGCCTAGTTCCCGTTTCCCGTTCATTCTTTTGAATGGCCAGAACATTGTGGAGTCTGCTCTTTATGCTGATGGCTTGGTCAAAGATCTAATAGGCCCTCAAAAGAGTATAAACCGTGCAGCCTCTAAGCAGCGGGAAATGCTGGACCGATGTGTGACTCCTTGGCTCTTGGAGCCGCGCGGCGCTGAATTAAAGATGGATGAGCTGTCAGATATGCCTGGCTCAATCGTTACCTATAACTATGGGTTCCAGCCAAAATACATCGATCATCCTCCGATTGACCCTAGTACGTTCAAGTACCAGGACAATTTGGTGGCGGTTATGAAGGACATCAGTACGTATTCGGACGTAAGTCGGGGCGATGTTCCTCAGAATGTAACCTCTGGTCGAGCCTTGGCTTATTTGGCTGAGTTTGAGCGCGGGGTTCATGCTCCTGACGTTCAGATCTTTAAGGATGCGGTAACTCGCATCATGAAGATGTGTTTGCAGGAGGCCTCTGATCGTTACGAGGACGGTCGTTTCATCCAGATGCTTGGTCCTAATAACGAGTGGCAAGTCCGCGTGTTTAGAGGCGAAGACTTTGATTTCTCTCATGAATTAGCGATTGAGGCTTATTCTGGCGCACCTAACTCTCGTGCTATGAGGTATGGGGAGGCTTTAGAGGCGATGCAGGCCGGTGGCTTGAGTGACTCTCCGGATGCCGAGCGTTTCCGCAGGATTGTAGGATGGGATTACCAGGGTCGTTCTACAAGTGACGCGAACGAAGAGCATAAGTCTGTGGCTCAGGCGGAAAGCGCTTTGTTCCGAACAGATCCCTATGCTCCAATTCGCGTAGCCCAGGAGGACGATCATGATGTTCATATTGACGAGCACAATCGTTTTCGGATTAGTCATGAGTTCAGAAACCTTCCCGATCAGATTAGATCTTTGTTCGACGATCACGTAGCGCAACACGAACATTACCGCGCTCAACAAATGGAAGTTTACGCCCAAGAGCAAAATATGCTGTTAAATCAGACAGAAGGAGCAGATGGTGGAGCTCCTCCACCGGCAGAACCGGGGATGGAGTCGCCTCGTGACGGAGGCGCTTCTATGTACGAAACAGGTCAAGAAACACCTGGAATGGCTCAAGCAAATGCCGGTCCTCAAGCTCAGCCTTCCGGGTATTTGCCTCAATAGTTTGAAAAAAGTAAAAATCTTGTGTTAGATTCAGAACATGGCAAACGCGGGCGCAAAATTCGACAACATGGAACCAGCTCTTTCCGAGGCCGAAGCAGGTCCTATAGATATGAGTGAAGAGTTGGAAAGGGATTCTGCTCCTCTCTCTGAATCTGGCATGGATTTAGACGAGCCAGTTATCCAACAAACGGAGATCAGGTTCGATGACACGGGTGCTATGGTTGAAAACGAGCAGGCTCCAGAAGAAGATCCCTCTACTCTCGCAAACGTTCTCGAGCCCTCTTCTCCTGAAGAAACCAAACTCAAAGAGCCCTCTGACGACGCAAGTCCGGAATATCTGAAGGCTTTAGCTGAAAGTCAGCAGCAAATGGCTGAATACCTTCGTCTTCAGCAAGAATACCAGTACGAACAACAAAGAGCCGAGCAGCAAGCGAAGGTACAGCAGTCCCAGGCTTATTACGCTTCTCCTGATTACGTGACAAAACTCTGTGAAGAAGGCGGTCTAGATGCTGAAGACCCTGTCCATCGGCAACTTGTTGAGACCCGCATGGATATGTATCGCCAGAATCAGAACTACGATCAGCGGATCAAGCATATGGAAAGCCGATTCCAAGAGCAGCAACACGCTCAGGTACACCAGCGTCAGGTGGACAAGATGAGTTCGGGTTTCGACGAAGCTGCACGTCAGTATGCTAACGCTCCTTCGGAGGTTGTAAGTGCTGCAAAGCAACAGGCTCAACTGTTGGTCGATCAGGGAATGGACCCCGGCAGAGCAGTCGCAGAATCAATCAAATTTGTTCGCCTTGCTTCAAGAGAGCAACCAACGGCAAAAACCACGCAAGCTGCAAAACGGCAGTCTCGCTTGGATCAATTAAATAGCGCTGGCCCAGGACGGGGAGCTCGCTCGCACAGACAACAAGAAATGAGTATGGCCGATGCAGACCATCTTGTTTCGCGAGGGGGCTTTTTCCCCAACTAGGAGTAAAAAATGGCAGTTGTAGAAGTCACCGGCATAGCCGGAACCGGACGTGAGGCGATGGACGGCCTCATGAAGGATTGGTATGGCTCTCTTTGGGAAGACCACGTCAATTCAAACGCCAAGTGTTTGGCAGCTACCGGGCTTGGAAAGGTTCGGGGCAAGATGGGTGGTCGTCGCGTATTGAGCGCGTTTATCGATAAATACCCACAAAGCGCAGGCATTGCGCATTTCGAGAACTCAAACCTGACTGAACCTAGCTCGATGTCAGCGTTTCAGCCGGAGCTTATCTCTCGTTCGCTTTATGTTCGACTTCGTTGGACGGGTGAAGTTGAGGACATGGCAAGAGCTGGCGATAAAGCTGTCTTTTCTGGTCCTCGTGCTACAGAGTTGCGTCTTGCTCGGAAGCAGTACGCAGTGAATAAGTGCCGGATGGCAATTCTCGGCCCTCGTCATGTTCTCGGTCACGTTGACACAAATGTGGGAACAGGAGGAACGGCGGGAGATACGATTACGCTGACAATGCACAGCAGAAATGATCGAGATTCCCAGGCTGGAAACTTCTATAAGTTTGGCAGTCATTACCTCAAGAAGGGGATGTTGATAGATTTCGGAGACAGTGCTGACGCTGACTCTGAGGGCGCATCCGGCGTAGACGGGGGAGCGGAAAAGTTTGAAGTCACCTCTGTTTCCGGAAACTCGGTTGTTGTTACTCAGGGAGTGACTGGCGCGCAGGCTCCTGCGGCAGGCGAATTGCTTTGGCCTTGGGGTTCTCGTCGAGCGGGCGGAAAGGCTGCCGAAGATGCTTCGAGCGCCGATATTGATTCGTATTTTGCCGGGTATAATGGTCTAAACAACCTTATGCTTGATAGTACGGTTTATGGGGCAGTTTACGGTACGCGTCGTGGATCAGATCGTCCGACCTTGGACGGCAATCGACAGACGGGTGGCGGAACAGATCGTCATTTTAGTGATCTTCTTTTGATTCTCGGCATCGATCAGATTGTCGAAGAAGGGTCAGGCGAAGAACCGGATACGCTCTATCTCAATAGCGCGGTTCGTCGAGAAGTTGTTCAGCATCTCGGCATGGGCAACGAGCACGGCGGTGGAGTTATGACAGGTAGTCAGGCTCGACGCTTTGCGCCTGTGCAGACGACCTCTGGCTATGGAAAGCTAGCGATTGTCGCAGGTGATCGCAGCATGAGCTACGACACTGATCGAGATTGCCCTCCTGGCATGATCTATATTTTACGCAAGGGAACGATGGGCTACTTGTCTAATCGGACTCTTTCCAGTGTAGACAAGACACCTGAACGATATGTAACGAACAAGGATGCTCACGAGATCGTGATGGCAGAGCGCGGAAACTTCTTCTGCACCTCGCCGTGGACGAACGGCACCTTAGAGGACATTGACTTCTTGGTTGACGGTCTAACGGTGGCATCAATAACCCCATAGAATGACTACGCATAGGGAGCAATATACAGAGTCGATACCGACTTTGACGGATCGTGATCTTGAAGATCAGATGGATTCGTCTAGGCGCGGTGTCGGGATGAAGCCGTCGAAGAAGCGGTATCAATGGAATGAGATATATGGATATTTCGATCCTGACTCTATTACTTCTCCTATGCGTGCGCCCGAACAAGTTCAATCAGCGTTTGAAGACCTAATCGGGGGTGAGCCTGACTTTAAGCTCAGGCTTCACCCCTGGTTCAAACGATGGGCGTGTTTTGAGAAAACCGGGGATGGCACCTATTCTTGTTTTTCTGTCTTTATGACGGAATCCAAGGAGGGTGCCCTGCCTAGTGATCTAGACAATAGTGATAAACGGTATGAAAACTTACGGGGACTCATGGGCCAGTACCGGCTTCCGACAAAACGGGACTTTGAGATCCTCAGAAGAGATGCAGACATTCAGCGTCTCGGGGTTGACGCTGTTGTTCGTCAGCTCGAGAAGCCAGAAGAAGAACAAGAACGAGAAGAAGAACGAGTCCTTGAAGACCAAGAGTGGGACATCCTCGACTACAACTACTTGGCAATCAACGCAGCCGCAAACGGCGGCAAGCTACAAATCATAGCGCCGAACAGAGACAATTCTGATATTCGAGAGAAAAAAGAAGCCGAATGGCACGAAGAAACCAAAGTCACTGGGGACGGCAGGAAATATAAAATCCGATTCAAAAAAGACAGCCGAATGTATGCCGAGCACAAAGCTAAAGAGCTGGCCGAATATCTCAACGACCACAAGGCAAGAGAAGCGGACGCTGTTTCTGCATTCAAAGAGAAGGTAAAGCAAGAAGAGAAGGACTCGCTTTGGGCAGCAGCTAGCAAGGCAATAGGGGTCTAGTTCAAATGGCGGTCAGCAGGTCAGCATCAGAAAGCCTAGCTACTGCAAGGATTCGTGTTCGCTTAGAGGTGAATGATTCCGATGCGTCCTCTCAGCGATGGGAAGACGGAGACATTGATCGTTCTATCTTTGATTCGGTTCGGTTTTTGATCAGGGACAAATCAAATCGCGACCCTGGAGAGCTCCTCAGATATGAGGACATTTCTTATACAGGGAAGTGGACGAACATCGGAACTACAGTGGGGAGTGCATCGATCATTAAGGTCGAGATTATTGACGATGCAGAAAACCCGAGAACAGTCGAATATGTGCCGATAACGATTCTAGAGACCCTTAAGGGTGATGAGTTGAATTCGGCAAAGGTGTATTCTTTAGCAGGGGACGCCACAAACAGAACCATAGGGATAAGATCTGCGGATACAGGGACAACGTATACAATCAGAATATGGTATCTCTCAGAAGCACTTACGCCTGATGGGACAAGCGCGGCCGACCTCGTTCCCATGCAAACAACATGGCTTAGGCTGGTCCAGCTTCATGCGGCCAAAGCCCTTCGTTCAATTGAGGGCGAATGGACAATACAGCAAGAGAGCAATCTTCAAGAGATGATGCAGCTCTGGAAATCGCACAGACAGGCAGGCGGTCCTAGAACAATTCCGACCAGGAGAAGAAACTGATGTCAGTTAGAGTTTATAACGTAAGCACAGAAAAGATGGGCGAAGGGATACCGCTGAAGATTGATTACTCTGGTAGGACGTATCTCTTCCAGCCGTCAGATGCGACGTGGGAATACAAAAAAACATTGTCTCAATTTATAGATCGCGGACAGCAGATGGTCTCCACCTCAAAGAAGTACAGTTGGGTCAAAAAAGAGGAAAACGATACTCCGAACTATCTTGATGTTCCTGCGTCGATGTCTTCATGGCTTTTTCAGGCTGGGATGATAGAGACGCACAAGGGAATCCTCAAGACTGGAACCGAAATGCAGGATGTTGTAGAGCAGCAACTCAAGAAGAAACAGGCCGCACTTGAGGCTGTAGAAAAAGAACTTGAGATCGCAGAGAAGAAGGCAGCCAGCAAGAAGAAGCCGAAATCTCGATCTACAACAAAACTTTACTCCGACGTTCAGGCATAGCATGAGATGGGCGAACGTACAGTCACAGCGCCAATAGACCCGATTGATCGGGGCATTGATCGACTAGACACAAACGTTCGTGCAGGTAAGATTGCCGAAGGTCTAAACGTCATCAACGATGACGGTGATCTAAGAAGGCGCGATGCCTTCAAGACAATATATACTGCGGCTCCTCATTTCCTGCCGCCAGGGCTCGTATCTGTTCAAGCCTCAGACAGAACGGCGGAGGAGACGCTCACCGGCTTTGCGAATCGAGCCGGGAGCATATTGGCCTCGACCCCTCTTCTTTATGTTGGGTGCGAGGAGAAGTTTGACGGCTTTGATCTCGGATCTGTCGCTTTCTCCACTGCTCCTGCGGAGGGTCTTTTCCTCAAAGGATATTACTCAACCGGAGACGACTGGGAGGAGATCCCGTTTCTTTTCGACACAACCTCTCTTGGGCAGTACAAGGCAGATAATACAGCCTATTACTCTACTACCCTATGCAAAGAAGGCCGTGTTTCTTGGCACACAAGAGGCCTGACAGGATGGGCGACGACGACGACCGGCACTGGTGGCGGCGCTTTGGGATCTACAAAGTATTGGATTTATGTATCGATCTATGCGGCCTCTGGTGACCGGGGCACCCTCCCAGGGACATCCGTAATTACTGCTCCGGGAATTAGAGCTTTTCATTTAGCGAAAGTGAATGGGCTTTTTCCTCTAAGAACAAAGAAGCGCGACACTCTTGTGATCTGTTCTGACCGTGAAGAAAGAAGAGGAAGCGAAAAAGGCGCGATGCTTGGGCTAGCCAGCTCGACAAGAGACGCCACAAAACAACTGCATGTCGTTCAAGATGAGGGGTCTGGAACCTATAATCGGGTTACGATTCCTCAGTGGTCTTCCGCTTCTGGCGCAACTCTCCCCCCGAATCACACCGCAACAGGATCGACAAACTTCTATGGGGCCACGGGCGTCTTAGAGAGAAAGAAGACAACAGACACGGTAGACTGGTACACGTCCGGAACGAGCGATGAGAGTGAATGGAGGGGAGGCCAGGCTCTTTATGTGGCCTTCGGAAATGTTGTTGACGGAGGCTCTACGACTCTTATCCAGATAACGAGTACAGCCGGAGTTGTTGCGAACCAGTACGAGCATCATCTGCTTAGGTATATTGGAGGAACATACGACGGCGAAGAGCGCATGATCACTAAAAACACTGCTTCAGACTCAGGTGATGTAGACCTTCATGTGGATGACGAATTTACAGC